ACTTAATTGTTTCTTCTTTGTTAAGACCTAGAGCTACTAAGATTTGTTCTTTAATGTCCATAATTTCTTTTTGATTTTATTAGTGTTTGTAATATATAATAGATAAACTATTACTTTGTTTGATTTTCGTTTATTATTTCATTTAAAGCAGATAAGATTTCCTCAGTCGTAGGTGCTTTTTCTGACATCTGTTCCATCTTGTCCGTAAAGTAGCCTTCTATTGACAATCCTTTTAGTTCGCCATCTTTGATTTTATTCCAAAGCTCATCATTTTCTATCTTCATTTTAACGAACCAAGTGCCGTTAGGTAAGTCATAGCCGTATAACTTAGACTTATCTTGGTCTCCTTCCTTAATCCAAGACTCTACTGTTAGAACGCCTGAAACTCTATCTTGATGTTGGTATGTAGCTTTATGATGATTGTTATGTTTTAAATATAATTCAGAAGCCTTACGTACTGTATCAGGACTGAAGTAAACATAATAGTCACTATCAGTATTCGGATTATGTCTGAATATTTGCTTGTTAGGAATAAGAGCTGGACTAACCAACATTCTTTTCTCCTCATCTACCTTAGCGAAAGTCAAGTTATTCTTTTCTTTCCCAAAATAAACAAAGTCTTGTTCTATTGCAGGTGAAGTAACTAAGCTGATTGCATCAATAGCTAGTTCTTGACTATCATCTGCTATTACTAATTCTACAATAGATGTAGTCTTTTCGTAATAATCTTTATTGGCTTCTTCACATTCAGCAATTGAGTCATATTGACAATCTCCTGTCTTTCCCCATTTTACTTTTCCGTTTTCACATTCTTCGCAAGGCATAGTATATAATATATTTAATTAATTTTTATTTGATTTTAGATTGTAGCTCTCCTTCTAATGTTGGCTAATTGGTTTTGACTGTTAGTCATTTCGTCTGTTACTACATAAGCTTTAGCTGCTTCAGGTTCTATTCCGCCTGATATATCAAAAGCTCCTGACATCATTTGTGGTGCTGGTGGTGCAGATGCTGCTCCTGCTCCGCCACCTCCGCCACCTCCACCCCCTCCAGGAACATCTTGTTGCATAATTGTTCTTACATTTGCTAAACCCCCTGCAATTACTGCTGCTGCCATTACAAAGTTTAGTGGTGGTGGTGCTGCACCCATAGCTTTATTTGCTCCAACAAAAGTATCTATTACTGCAGTTGCTATAGCTAATTCTTTACTCTCTCCTGCTAAACCTATTAAAGCATTAGCTAAAGTTGCATAAGCGTCAATTTGTTCTTCTACATTAGCTTTAACAAGAGCCTTTTTTTGATTTTCATATTTTGCAGTAATTTTTGCAGTATCACTTCCATCCTTTTCAGCCATCTTTTTCTTTAACTCGTAAGCGTCTTTAAGTTCTTGTAATTCTCTTTCTAACCCTGACATTCCTTCAAGTCTTAACTCCCTTTGACTTTCTAAAAGTTCTTTTTCTAAAGCGTTTTTGTTTTGTAATTGCTCTGACATCTGACCATTAATAGCTTCTTCGACTTGAAGCAAAGCTATTTTTTCTTGTTCTAAAGCTATAAAATTTGCGTCACTATCATTAATATCGTATTGAGCTTGAGCTGCATTTACTTTAATTTGTATTTGTTTTTTTTGTTCTTCTCCTTGTTCTTTTAATATTCTACTTAGTTCTTCATTAGCTGCAATTCGCTTAGCAAAACTCTTTGTTTCATCATCTCTAATTTGTCTTTGGTCTTCAGCATCTTTTAAGTATTGAGCGTTTAACTTTTCAAATTGTACTGCTGCTTTTTCTGCTGCTTTGTTTTGTTCTGTTATTGCTTTTGCGTTTGTAATGACTTTTTTAGAATAATCAACAATAGCTCCTGCTGCTTTAGTAACTGTTTCAACTGTTTTATCAAATGAGTCATCTACTCCTGTTGCTACATCTACCATTTCCTTTCCTGCCATTTTAGCAAATCCTGCTGCTTCTTTAAATTTCCCTTTGAACAAAGATGATAAAGCACTTCCTACATATCCGAAAGTATCTAAAAGACTATTAAACCTTTCTATAAGGTTGTTTTTTATCATATCACCAAAATCCTTTAAAGCTTGTTGAGGGTTTTCAAATATATCTTTAAAGAAACCTACAAAAGCTCCAATATTATTATTTAGAAAATCAAACAAATCATTAAACGCAATATTTAAAGCTGTCATTCCTGTATCAAAAGCGTCTAGTACTTTTTGATTACCACTAAAGACTTCCATTAGTTTTGCAAGTAAACCAACTATAAGTCCTATCCCTGCTGCTTTCATAGCCGCACCTACACCTTTAATAGCAGTTCCAAGTGTCTTAAAACCCTTCTTACCTTTTTTAGCAGCACCTTCAAGCTTTGCAGTTTGGGTTACTACCTTGCCTATATCTGATTTTACATTTAATACTAATTCTTCTGATTGTGCCATATCTTTATTTTTTAAAGTGCTACTCCTGTTTTAATTTGTGTTATTACCATATCACTACACCATTCTATTGTCATATCTGTTGCTCCTTTTACATTTACTTTAAGCAGCCCACCTGTAGTTAAAGAAACAGTAGGAGCCCAACCTGTTACTGTTCCTGAATTTTTAATTGCGTCTCGTTCTCTTGTTATACTTACAGTACCTGATTTATTTATTGCTACACCTCTTTCAACCCAACTTGCAAAATCACCTGTAGAACCTGCTGCTGTTCCACCTACCCTTACCGCTATAATATTAGCGTGAAAATACATTACTGTATTCTCAGGGATATCAAAAAAACTTTCTGTAGTATTATTTAAATAACTAGACTTCACAACTCCTTGTGTTGTTGTAAGCCCGAACATTAAATGAATAGATTGTCTTTCGCCTAAATTATCTGTAGGAGCATTACCCCCTAAGACTATAGAGTTATCTGCTGTAGCTTCTCCTAAAGTACCATAGACATTCGCATTGTTTACACTATTAGTTATTTCATTTTGATTTCCTACAATAATATTGTTTCTTGATAAACCTCTTATAGTATTGTTTTCTCCTATTACTGTACTATTATCAGTTCCTAATTCAAATGTATTCCCATTCCCTTTGGCTGTATTATTTACATTATTTCTATCTATTCCAACTGTAAAAGATTGTGCCCTACAAACTCCTTCAGCTCTATCATAAGTATATCCATAAGCTTCGCACTGTGCTTGGTTAGGAGTTATATTAGAAGTACTACCATTAGTAAATGTTACTATTCCTATTGGACTTATTTCATAAGGGGCTAGGTCAAAGCCATTTCTAAATGGTATTGTTGTTAATTTTGTCATTAAGGTATAAGTATAAATTCAACTGTTGCTAAGTCGTTTGGTTTGTAATCTATTTTGTTTACTCTGTATTCTCTGTTTTTAATCATTACAGTATCAAAGAAATTAAATGAGTTAATGTCAGAAGGACTTAAATTAACTTTCAAAGTCATAATTCTTGTGTCAGCATTATATAGTTCATAATAATAAGGAGACCAATATTTATTAAACAAATTATTCATAGCTGTACTCCCAAGTCCAGGCATATATTGACATTCCCCAAAATGAAAATCTGCTGTTGTAGCTGAAACACTTGGTACTTGTGATAAGTGGCTAAATTGTAAAAATGTACTTGCGTCTTCAGCAGTACCACCATTTTGTGCAGGAATATAATAAGTGCAAGATGATAAAGTCTTTATTCCATTATTATACATTATTCTAGGTGAATTATCAAAACCTTCAGTAGTTTGTGCATCAGCATTATAAGAATAAATAGCAGGGGTAATTAAATCAGGATATTGTGTCATTAAAGGTTTAGGAACTGTTGCTGCAAAAGGTTCTGCTACAATTTCATCTTCTCCTGTTAATACTGTAAACGCTGTAGCGTCAAACTCTTTACTTCCATATAAATGACCACCTACTGAGTTTTTATAGTTCATAAAAGGATAATCATCTTCATCTTCAACAAACTTGAAAATTGTATCTTTCTTTAAGTCTGTCAGGGGTTTTAATTTTATAGCTGTAATATCTATCTTATCTGTCCAATCGTAAGCAATACCTCTTGAAGCTAAACTTAAATCTGAAGTTGTACCACTTGATGTATTATGAATAAAAACATTTGAATAGGGTTCAAACAAAATATTATTAGGATTATCTTTATCAGGAATGGAAATCAAGTTAAACATTGTGATAATTCCTTTTAAAAAATCCCATTGTCCTGTTTCACCTCGTAAGCTTTGAAATATTGCATTCCTAAGAACCCCTTGTATATTCAAAGACACATAAATTCTTACAGGAGTAGCTATTCCAACATCTTGACCACTTGGATAAGGATAAGTATTTAACCTAGCACGACCTGCAATAGTACTTTTCCATTGTAATTCTAAAGTGTCTCCTGCATTCATTACTTGTGATAAATTTCCACTATAATAGTCATTTTGACCAATTGATTGAGGTAATCCGTTAATTAATATAGTATCAAAAACATCACTATAATTAGTTCCTCCATTTGTTATTGTTATACCTGTAATTGCAGTTCCTGTCATTGTTACACTAAAAGTAGCTCCTGTTCCTGAATTTATACCACTTGATGCTATTGTAAGAGTAGGTGCTGAAGTATAATACCCACCTTCTACAATATTTGTTCCTGTTACTACACCATTTGTTTCAGTAAATTGTATAATAGCACTTCCTGTTGCAACCTGATTTTGATAAGCTAACGGTTGTGGAGTACCACCAGAAGGAGTATAAAGCCATCTAAACTGTAATGCTGATGGTGCTGAAGAAAATGTAGTTATATAACCTGAGAAGTCAAAATTTGCATTAGATTGACCTGAAGGACTAGTAAACCTATAGGTACTGTCATCATAACCAAAATCTGCACTAAAGTCGTCTTGTGATACAGGTACATTTACCCAAGATGTAGTAGATAAAATAGTAGGCTGTCCTGATGTATATAAAGCAAACCCTGAAGTGTCTAATGTATTAGGATTAACATCACCACCACTAGACCAATTAAAATCCATATAAAGCTTTTCAAAATCAAAATCACCACCTGTAGCAATAGATGTGTTAAAAAAATCACTTTCATAAGTAAAAGGGATTTCATCAAATATTCTATCTATAAGATACTTAATACTTATAAAAGGTCTGAAAGTACTTTCTAAATTTGGTATTACAGGGTAAGCTGTGGATGGGTTTACTGTATATTGATGTGTCCAATCTACAAAAGGAAATTTTATAGTGTTATTATCATCTCTGAAGCCTGAAGTATTAGGGAATGTAAATGTTGGTCCTGTTCCTGATCCATTCCAACTATTTTGTATATTTGTTCTATTATATTCTAGCTCTAATTCACCAAAAGAAATATCTGCAAAAGTTTTATTTTCTAATATATCTTTTAAAGCTACAACTTCAGAATAAAGATTTACATTGTAACTTATTTCTCCTTCTTTGTCAGACATATCTATAAGCCTTAAATATCCTTCAAATAATAAAAAACCATCTTGTTTTAAAATGCATTGTGTTTTAACATACGGGTTAAAGTTAAGCCCTGTATCTGTTCTTGTTACTTCAAAAATATTATCAAAGATTTGATTGTTTCTTTTTGTTGCAGGAAGTTTAAAAGCTTTTGAATAAGACTGAACTTTCTCAGCTACATTTTTAAAATCATCAACACTTAATGTTAAAGGGATATCTTCATCTTCATAAAGGTCGCATATAACTTGACCATCTGCAAGGTCTGTAAAGACTAGATTTTGAGGATTAAGCGTATCAATTATTTTAATACTATTTACAATACAACTTTTACCTAATGCAGAGCCATCCCAATCAAAACTTGCAGTAGCACCCCCACCTGTATAAGTAAAGTTTTCTGTCATACTTCCAAGTGCAGGCGACCACAATTGAGACTTAAAAGCAAACCCTGTATCATCATACATATTAAACTGAAAATCCCCTGCATCTGAACTTCCAAAGTCTACAGTAATAGTATAATTCACTCCTACTGTAAGGTTAGATAGTTTCTGATATATTCCTGAATGATTTGGGGTTGTTACATAAGCACCACTAAATAAAACATTTCCACCTACAACCTGTGGTTGGGTAATATTATAATAATAAGAACCCCCTGAAGTGTGGTATCTATACCAAGTATTTGGAATAGAAACAGGTTGATTAATTACTGCTAATTGCTGCACATCAGCTTGGACACCATTATAACTATATAAAGATGTAGAATTTAAATCTGTAAAAAGTCCACCATTTACCAAATATTGAATAGTAAGAGGGTAAGATGTAGAGTTATAAACTCCATTATAACTTTGTGGAAATACTATTAATTGTACGCTCATTATACTGATTGTGTTCTTAGGGTTTTCGTTTTTTCTACTTCAAAAGTGTATTGTATAAGTTTATCATTAGCTACTGTCTTTGTTGTAAAGTTCTTACTTTCAATTCTAACAGGTGTTACATATTGATTGAGTGCTGAATTAGCTGCGTCTGTCTGAAAGCCATCTAATATATAAACCTCAGGGCTGTTCATTAATTCTTCAAACATTGTATTGTGGTCTTCATTTAAAAAGTCTGTATTTATTTTTATTTTCTCAGTAGCATTAACTCTGAAAGATTTTTTACCACCTTTATAGCTATCAACTCTGTAAGTGCTTTCATTCCAAGTTCCTGCTAACTGATTATATGTAGAACCTTTAGTTGATATGCTCCTTGTAGATTTTTTATTAAATGTAAAGTAATCCCAAACACCATATTGATTTAACCAACAAAGTCTGATAGGTTCATAACCCCTACCATCAGGACAATTTACATTTATTCTATAATCTTGTGCTCTATAAGAACCTGCGTCCTGAATACGAACTATATAATGACCGCCCTGAATAGTTCCTGCTGCAACTAATCCTGCAAACATTGTAGTACCATCACCTCGTAAGTTAGCAGGGAAACAACCAAAGTACAATAACTGATAGCTAGTTTGTGAATTAAATGTGTTAAAAGCACCATTATCCCAAGTTCTCATTATAGACTCAGCATTAAGGTAACCTCCATTACTGTCATAATACCATAAGTCAACTCTGTCTATACTTGTAACTGGGGATAGTGTTTCAGGATATATAAAAGCAAGTGTTCCATAATCTTCTAAGTTTGCTGATTGAGTAGTAGGTGCATTTGTTAGAAACTTTTTTGTATTGTTATCTAAGAAAAAATCAGTCATCCAATTCCAACCAAAATTCTGATTTGCATTTCCACCATATTCTAATAAGTCTGTTTCTTTTAAGTACCCATTAAAAAGAGTAAAAGTGTCTGTATTTACTTCTTCACCACACGCTTCTCTAACAACATTATCGTTTTGTTCATTACTACAATCAGTTGCTCCTATATATTCTATCTTGAATTGAATTGCTAGGTATCTGACATTGTTAGTGTTCCTAGAGTATTTATCTACTAAATGAATAGGAAATGGTATAACTTCAGCACTTGCCCCTTTATATTCAGCAGGTTCTAAACTCATATTATCTGCTTTAACATAATTCTCTACAATATTACTGAAGTTAAATATACCTACTCCTTTATTATTAGGTGTGGTCTTAAAAGTTCCTATTAGATTAGTACTTGTATTTAAGTTAGGTGGTGTTCCTGAGCTTATGTGTACCTCTGCAACAAACTTTACTTTTAATTGTTGTGCTACAATAGTCATATTTGAAACTGCAAAAATTATATCTTGTCCTACAGGTAGTAATTCAAACTTAGGTTGTTGTTCTATTATATTTGGCATTGTTCTTTTTTTAACTAATTATTTTTTGATGTTTTAAATTGTCTATTATGCTTTCTTTTAAAGACGCTCCGAACTTTCCACTAAACTCTTTCATACCTAACATTAAAGGTTTCTGAAAGAAGCTTATCCCTTGTATTCCTTTTTTACCGATACTTCTAGCAATTAAAAACTTTAGAGTTTTTCTCGACATAAACTTTCCTGCTTTATCTCTTGGAGCTATGCCTTTTTTTACTACCCACTTGTCAAGTGCCTTAGTAGGTGGCTGTGAATGTCCTTTAGAGTTTTTATATCGGAAAGGACTTACAAGAGTTTTACCTTTGTAATTTGTATAACTTCTTTCTTGTTCTGTTCCTGAAACTCCCTTATCTACAAATTTACCATAAGGAAGCATTTTAAATTTTACAGTAATTAAACCCTTATCAGCAGTAATAAAAAAACCAATAGACTTTTCTAATTTTTCACCTTTATCAGCTTCAGCTAAGTTCGCTTTTGCTTGGTTTATTACTTGCCTTCCAAAGCTATTAAGATATCTTTCAAGAGCATCTAATTTCATTACACTAAACCTGCAAAAATTTCTACCTGAATATCAGTTGATGCTGAAGGTCTTACTTCTACAGTAACTAAGTCTTCTAATGTAGGAAAAGCAGGACTTGCATCTTCTTCTCCAATTAACACTTCTTCAGTTTGGAATAATAGATGAGAACCTCCTGCTCTTACAGTTATTTGGTAGTTTGTAGCTGCTGTTACAAAAGCCACTTTCATATCTTGGTCTGTACTTAAATTAGTTATCCTTAAGTATTTACAATTCTCTACATCTAAAGCACCATCAGCACCATAAGGAGTAGAATTAAATACTGCAACTGTTGTAGTCTGTGAATGAGTACAAGTTAATATTCTTTCAAATACATCTACTATTCCTGTAGTTGTAAGCGTGTTTGTTGTTCCTCTGACAGCTCCGTTTAAGGTAACTCCTTCTGAGATTGTTGTGATTAAGTTTGCCATTTTATTTTTATAATTTTATTGTTATTTTAAATTTCTTCCATCCTATGTGTACTATTAATCTTCCTATCTTAAATTTTAGCATTAGTAACCCGCACCTGTATCAGTAACAGGAATATTACAAGTTTCAAAATCGTTCTGAACCAATACGCCTAATGTAAATACATATCCACAACATAAGTTATCAAACCTTTCCTGAAACGGCTCTATTGTAAATTGATCTTGTGTAAAATAGATAGGTTCATTTATATCATCAACTCCTGCTATTGATTGTCTTGAACTATGCCTTAACATACCTATAATGTCTGTGCATATTTCTAAAGTCTGATTGAATACTTCCTGTTCGTTATTCTCTCTATCTATTAGCTTAGTTAAAAGCTCGTGCTGTTTAGTTTGCCAATCTGACTTTTCAGATACCATATCCATTATAAAGATTTGAAAATTGTAAGTTAATTGACTGTCTCCTGTAGTTACTGATGTTGGATTTATGTGCATTAAAGGAAACTTCTCCATCTTTTCCAGATTGATGTCATACACATCTCCAACTGAAGTAGTACTTATTTGTTCGTGATACTCACCTAATCTAAGTAAAGTATTGACTACATTATTATATGTCTTATTATTTACCATTTCTTTTTACTTTATTTTGTGAGTTTAAGTCTGTTTCATAACTTAACCAAGTCAAGCATTCTAACAATCCTAAATTCGTTATTCTTTCTAAGTTTACTATCTCAGCATTACACAAGCGATAAAAAACACCGAACCACGACCACTTCTCTGCAAAGCTTTCAGAAGCTATTGCGTCTTCGTTGCCTTCAGCTGCTCCATCAAATACAATGGCAAAATCTCTGATAATTCTTTCCCTAAATTGTAGAAAAAAAAAAGAGCTGCCTGTACTTGCTGAGCTGACATCTTTTTCATTTCTTCCGTCCTAAGCCGAATATCTCCATCATAAGCGTCAATAATATAAATATCATTCTTCTTTTCTTTTATCGGTCTATAAAGAACAGCACATATTTCAGGTAAATGCTTTTCCATTCCATTCTTCATAAATGTTTCTAAGTCGGCATACTCCCCTAATGTTATACTATCCAAATCAGGATGAAAGCCGTACTCAATACCATCTATTTCAATAATCCTTTTTAGCTTTGTATCTTGCTTTTGCTGTAAAGCTGCTATCCTGTTCATTATAACTGCTACATCTGACAAAGCTAATTCCTTTACCAACTGCTTAGGAATATTAGATAACGCTGCTATTGTTTCAGTTGCTTCTTCTGTTTTAGTTCCTGTTTCAAAATCAACAAGTTGCAACCACTTCTCAAGAGTTACTTCTTCCCAACTGTTAATCAATTTGAACTCTTTTACTTTACCTTTCTTTTTGACTTTTACTTTCATCTGTTATATAATAGAAATTTGTTGTTTTTAGTTTACTGTACATAATACTTCCCTGCATTAGGGTTATCTAAGTGATAAATAACATTATATCTAACACCATCAATTGCGTGGTTATAGTTGTCTACATAAAGTTTAGAACCTTTGTCAGCGTATATATAATTGTTCAATTCTTTAGCTATGTTAGTACTCTCAGGAGTTATAATTAATTCATAGTCTTGCATACGAGTTATTCCACTTTCAATAGTTCCTTTTTTTACAGGTTTGATGTTTACTCCTAAATGTCTAAGGTCTGCTATTAGTCTAGGTTCTGCACTATCAGCAATGATAAGTTTATTATCTACTTTGTCTAATATTATTTGAGCCAATTCGTTTGACTTCAATCCATTCTTATAGATATGTTCTTTTAAATATATCTTACGCTTTCTTTTATCTATAGCTACTTCAGTAAGGCTATCAGGATCAACACTAAAACCAAAGTCCATACCACAAGAAGTTTGTAAGCCATCAGGATTAAATTCTCCTATGCTCCAATTCTCAAATACAACTCCTTCTGCTTTATCTAACCAGCCGCCTAAGATTTTGTGCTGATACTTTTTAAAGTTTCTATGCTTTATGCTCTTAATACGCTCTAGGAAGCTCTGTGAGAGGTTTGTGATATTATCTAGGTAGTTGGTATGGATATAACATACATTGTCCTTAGAGCCATTAAAACCACCTTCTACACCTTTGTCCTCAAAAAACCTTTTATATATCCAATGTTCTTTAGTTACAGGGTTTAGTATTAATACAACTCTATTGTGTATGTTCTTTTCTCTTATACTTAAATCAATAGTATCAAAGATATTCTCATCAACTAATTCTTCTGCCTCATCAAGTACCCAAGTACTTATTCCTTGTAAAGATTTTAGACTAGCTGTCTGATTACCTGCCGAGGTTTTAATACCTCTAAATAGAATATCTGAATTATTTTTTGTATTGACTACTTCTGCTTTATTAATACTAAAGACTTCATCAAACCCTAGCAGCCCTATCTTTTCTAAGAATTCAGGAATGATTGATAAGTGAGCTGATGTCATTGTAAAACGAGTAAAAAGAATTCTAATCCCTTTAGTCATTGTAAGTAAAGTCAAAAAAACTGTTACAGCAAAAGACTTGCCTGAACCTCTACCGCCTGTAATTATAAAGTAACGAGCATCAGAAGAAAATAATGGATTATATTTCTTATTCAGTATCAGTTTCAACAAATGTTATTACAGGCATATTAATTGCTTTATCACCTGAAGTTATATCTACCTTATTTGTTTCATTCCAACCAAGCCTAGTCTTAGCTGCGTGTATTACAACTGATGGCACTTTATCCTTTACACATTCATAATACTTTGACTTAATAAAGTCCTGCTGTATGTTTTCTATTTCTTCAACCTTTGCTGCAAATTCTTCATCTTCTTTTAGCCACTTATAAAAGTTTGTTCTGCTTAGGTCAGTTGCCTTCAAAGCTGTAGTTATTACTCCTAGTGAACTTTCTAAAGCTTTGAGTAATCTCTCTTTGTTAATCTTTGTTCTATTTTGTTCCATTTTTAAAATATCTAAATGCTGCTGTTATTCTATTTTTAGTACTTGTTTTATTGAATTCTACCATTTTTTGTTTACCTGTATTTCTACCAAAAAAATAACATTTCCAATTTTTATGTTTTTTGAGTGAAAATATTAAACTTGGCGCTGATGTTGTTATACCAAATACAAAATTATTATCAGTATATTTCTTTGCTATATAGTCTAAAAGTCTTCCTCCTATTCCTATTCCTTGATAATCAGGCAATACTACTAATCTATGAACTTTTTTCAAATTAGGTTTTTTATTAGGTAGATGTAATATACTTATAAAACCTGCTATTTGTTCATTTACATAAGCAACATATGTATGTGCTGCATTATTATGACTATGACTTAAATAGTGGTGTTTAGCAAATATTCTCCAAATTGACTTATCTCTTGTTTTGAATATTTCAAATTTAACTTTAGGTCTATTTTTTTTTTGCCCTTCAAGTATTTGAAAGGTCATACTGTCAGTATTAAACACCCAATCAGGCAATAGCCAATCTTGTACGTCGTGATGACAAGTTACTGCAATAAATTGCTTGTTTGATTTTCTAATTGCTTTTTGCATTGCATAAGAACCTATTTTAGCAACATTACGGTCAACTACTGAAGTAAATTCATCAAATACTATTAGTTTATCTTCTTTTAAAAGGGCATTAGCTAAATCAACCCTCATTTTTTGACCATTAGATAATACTGAATATGGCTTTAACCAACTAGGTGGTGAACTGAACCCTACACTATTAAATATTTTTGTTATATCATCTACTGACGCCGAATCGGGCATATCATCTAAAATAGTTTCTGCTTGATAGTTAAAATTAGTTACATAAGCATCTTCAAATAATTCTTTTGCTATCGTAGTTTTACCTGTACCACTATTACCGACTATTAAACCAATTTTCCAATCTTTAGGCATATCTATATTGCCTTCAAAATGTTCTTTTATATGTTCTGTTTGTAAGTCAAATTTGCCCATTACTGAAGCAACTCTAAATGTTTTTTTTGGCTTACTCTCTCTTAAAATGTTAAAATTCGGCATTTATATCCTTTTTGTGTTAATTCATTAAATACTTGTTCTTGTTCTCTTTCTGAATTTAGTTCTATTTCAACTCTATATTCTTCTGATATATTATTTGAAATATCATTGACTTCATTATTTTGTTCATCATCTTCATTTTGCCATACATCTAAACCCCACTCAGCAAGTTGAACGCTATCCCATTCATTACCTAGCATATCCCATTCCCACTCTCCAAAACCTACATTATCTTTAACTATAAACTCTTTCTTTTGTTCTTCAGTAAGTCCTTCTGCTACTTCTATCCATACTTCTTTTAGTCCTGCGTCTTTACTTGCCTTTAATCTCATATTGCCACCAAGCACCATCATATCTTCATCAACTACAATTGGTCTAAGCTTTAACATCTCAGGAAATTCCTGTATTGACTTAACTAGCTTTTTAAACTTATCGTTCTTAATTATTCTAGGATTGTCAGGGTTTCCCTTTACTTTACTTATCTTAACTTGTTGTTTCATAATATATAATAGAATTTTTGTTTATTTGTTTTACTCAGCTTTACTTCTTATCTTTTCTGTTGCTCCTTCCCATAGATTATCTCGTTTCATACTTAGAGTAGGCTCTGTTCTTTTAAGGCTAGGCATTCCGTCTGTTGGTTTGCTATCCATATATTTACCGCAACTACACTGAGCTTCCTTAGTTACCCATTTCTTGTCTCTTAGAACTATTGTAGCCTTACCTATTTCCATAGTGTTTCCACATTCGCAACTATATAGCGTCATTGTGTAATCTTTCTAATTCAAAGTGTAGGTGGTTAATTGCTTTCTGTATATCTTGTTCAGCAGGGTTACCTTCCTTTTTCCCCGCTCTTAATAAATAACTGATTGCAGTTCCTAAGTTGTAGCTATCAGGTTGAAAGTCCTCTACTACTTTTCTTGCTGAGTAACCATACTTCTTTCCTGAGTAGTAACTTGGTTCAGGTGTTTTTTTATAATCACTATCTAATTCAATTGGCGGCATATTTTCTAGGTTTTTAATTAATTTATTATTTTGTTTCATTATCTAAAAGTTTTAATAATTGGTGCGGTGTATATATTCTGCTATCACCGTCATAGTTTTCAAAGATACAAGTAAAGTTATCTTTCTCCCAAGTCCATAGACTTCTGACATTCTTTTTAATGTGGCTGTTTAACACCCATTTAATTGTTTTGTAAGTTCTATTTGTATTCATTATATAGTTTTTTTATTCCGTCAAAGCAAGTTGATATACAAGAACCACAATTTGTTCTAGGACTGTAGTTAGTATTGTATATAGTATTGTATGTTTCAATCATTCTTTTTTTAGCTGCTTGATCTTTTGCTCTACCTGTTTTTAAATCTTTCCACATATCTAAAATTTCATCTACTATTTCCTGAGGTAAAGTATCAGGGGTTTCTACTTCTGTTGTTTTATCCCAATACTTCTGAGGACAATGTTGAGTAGCAATTCTTGCCTTCACTTTCATAAAACAGGTACAAATTTTACAATTCCCTGTAGGTTTAAAATAATAAACACAACTCCTACAGATAGTTATTCTATCTTCATAAATTTCGTTAGGCACAAAAAACTTGTTCATCTTATGAAGGAAATATTGCTACTAGTTTTTCATTCTTTTGCTTTTTTTCATCTGCTTTTTTTGGCTTCCTTTTTTTAACAATTATTGTCTGAGAAAACCCAAACATCATTTCAAAAGAAGAACACTTGTCAGGGTCATACATTTTCATTCAATTCTTTTTTTAATATTTCTCTTACTTTATCTATTGTAGTAAATAAACTGTTTCTACTTATTCCTGTTTTCTTTGCTAAACTATCTAATGTTTCTCCTGAGTAGTAAAGCTCAAATATCTTTTTATCGTACCAAGTTTGCTTATCTAATACCTTATCAATTTCTTCTAACTTTTCCCATTTATAGTTATCTTCTTTTTGTTCAGGTAAATTATAGATACTATTATGAAAAGCGTTCTGAGTATAGCTTGGTGTATATACTCCTACTAAATTAGTGTAGTACTTCTTATACTTATAATAAAAAGGACTTCTTACGCTTGTTAAACTTCTTCTTAGTACTACTGCACCGTAACCTTTAATTCCTTTTACACCATCTTTTTCATAAATGTCTTTTAAAGTAGTAGGGTTCATTTGTAGAAAATAAATCATAAGTTCCTGAACAGCGTCATTAATTGCTTCTTCATCTTGCGTTATACCATAACACATCTTTCTAAAGAAAGAACTTAGCTTTGATATTTCTGCATATATCTCAGTCATTTATTTGTTCTAAAGCGTCAATCTTATCTGTTACGTCGTGTACCATTTCATCAAGTACAGTTTTATAAGCTCTAAGTGTAGCTGAATTACTTTTTGTTTCAAGCCCTGCAAAGAACCCATTTGTAGCAACTGATAAATTTATAGGAATTATCATCAGCCAATCGTACCAATTATTCTCTTTAACTCCTTTCCCATAGTTGTTGTGATATTCAAGTATTATATCTACTACATCTAAGTAGTTGTTGTATTTTGATTTTGTACTTACTTCTTTTGAGAACTCAGTACACATTAAAATGTAGGTTTCTATTATTGTTCTGTGTTCCTCACTTGCATAAATCGGTTCTCTCATACGCCAAACTTAGTAAAAATGTTTACTCAATTCCTTTTTCTTTTTTTAACTTATCAACAAGTGATTTGTAATAACTTATCTTTTCTTCATATTCTACCCTAGAAATCTTTAAAGTTGTTCTGGCTAAGAATTGTAATTCTTCAGCTACACCTTCTCCATACTTTGCGTCTAAAGCTAAAGCAAATTTATACTGTTCTCCCCACGCATAGACATTACATTTTACACATTGTACTTGGCAATTCTCCTCATCAAATCTTGTAGACAAGTGTTTCCTACTTTGAAAATGTCCGTTTTGCATACCATCTTTGTAGTGCCTAACTACTCCACAAGTGAAGCATTGACACATTCCGTATTCGTTAGCTTCTCTTAGTCTGATATAAATACTAAACCATTTGTCAAGCTCCTTTTTTAATTTACTGACTGTCTTTTTCATAGTTTATTAATCCCCTTAATATGATAGCCAAGTTCTTCACGCCACTTATCTTGTTCTTTACCTTGCCTTAGTTTATATATCTCACCTCTCAGTTCAGGGTATTCCTGCTGTAGTTTAGCTCTATTTCTTCTAATTGTTTCTGCATTAGTTAATTTAGCTTTAGAATACATATTTAAAAATTCAGCTGCTTTCATTTCTTTAATATCAAAACCTTTTTCTTTAAGTTCTTCATTCCAAAAGTTAGCAATTAGTCTACTATCACTATCTTTTAAAGTAGGGTACTTAACTAATAACATCTTTACTGTTTCTTTAGCGTTCATAGTCGTCAAATTTAGTACAGAAATAAGCTTCTAAAACACAATACACAATTAATATTCCCCATACGATTGTTAATATCTTCATCTTAATAATTTTATTGGTTCTTGATACCATAAGGTTTGTTCCTTTGGTTGTCCTAATTCGTGTACTTGATAGTAAGCGTTATCTACTAACTTCTTTTGAGCATACACCCATTTGTAAAAAGTTCTGATATTTAAAAAAGGCTCATCTTTACCAAACCTTACACCCTGTCTAAAAGCGTCCTGAACTTGATTAAAAGTCATATTGCCAAAACGCTTTTCTTTTATTAAGTCTTCAGCAAATATTTTAGATAGTGAAGCTAAAGTCTGAGCGTCTGACCTATGTCCTATTTCTACTGCGGTTTTAGCAACTAAGTCTAAAACTTTTTCAGTTAGCTCTTTTAGATTTTCTTGTTTTAAAGGTTTCATTTAATTGTATTTATGCTTATATCCTGTTCTTGCTAATATGTATAAATCTACAACTTTTACATTATCTATATATTGTGCGTTTTTTTTATCTAATTTATTTATAAACATAGAATATTTAATAACATCTAAATTAGGAAAATCAATACAATCATAAAATCTAGAAAAAATTATATTATTTAATGTTTTTTTAATTGGAAATTTCGACTTTAATTTATTGTTAATATATTCAATTACAATATTACAATAAACAATTTCTCCTTTTTCTACTTTATTTATATTCATAATAATTTTTTTGCTTTTTGCCATTCATTAATTTGAGCGTCTAACTTACTCATTGTTTTTGGAGCGTAAGTTTTTTTATTTTTAGCTCTCATCTCCCAAGTTCTTATACAAGCTCTCCAATCTTTCATTTTGTTTTTACCTACCATCCAACCCTTACTTTCATAAAAATTAACAAAAGAAATAGCATCTATTTTATTATTTCTTTCAATACAATAAAGTTCAACATCATTAACACTTGGCTTTTTAAAGAGTTTATTAGTTATTTTTATTTCTTTATTCTTATTAATAGTCGTTGATTTTGTTTCTGACAAGTTATTAAGTTTCTTGACAACTAGTTCTTTATTTTCTTCACCATTTAATATATTTAATAAATTAATTTCATTAATTTTGAAGTATTGTTTAGCAGGTATTCCTTTACGTTTAGTTTCTATTATTTTATGTTTTTTAAGAATTTTAAGTATTTTTCTTTGCTGATAAGAAGTTAGTGTAGTATCTTTTTCTATATTATCTTCAGTATTAAAGAACCAACCATCAATCATTCCATTAGCTATAAAATATTCTTCTTTGCTAATTAAATCAGCAAGTAGGACTGCCCCTTTCAATCCTACCTGCTTCGCCAATTGCTTGTTCACTATTAAAAAAGCTGAACTACTTAGTAAATGTTTCATATTACTTCTATTTCGTATTTATAATTTTGAAGTGCTAACTTACATAATTCAAATTTATTATAGAATTCTCTGTAAGAAACTTTTATATCAGCTCCAAACTTGCCACAACTAATACGAATAGTTGTTTGATGTTTATCACTATCAAATAAGTCATTATCCCTTAAATATTGCTTTAAATGATGCATATCTTTAAAAGTATATTTTGCATCTTTAATGTCCGAATAAGCATTATAGATTAGATTAAATGTATCTCTATATTTAGGGAATGAAGCATAGTTAAAAGCGTGTCTAACTTCATAATGATTAATACTTGTTCTATCTCTATCCAATACTTTAGCAATTATATCTCTATGAGTTCCATCTTCAATTCTTGAAATCATAGCAGCAATCATTCTAGGTACTTGATATTCTGTCTTTCTAGTTTTTAAAGCTAGAGAGCCTTTAGGCAACCCTACTAAACTTGTAGTAAGGTCGCAAAGGTTTTTAAAGTTATCTTCTGTATTCATCTTAGAAAGGCATATCTTCTTCAGCTTCTCCATTCTGTATTTTGTCTGAAGATTTATTACTCTGATTAGTGAAAAAGTAGCCATCTATATTGTGAAAATATCTTCCGTTGTATTCTCTTGAATAAACATTACAAAGAACTGATACCTCCATACCTACTTCTAGCTTGTTCATTTGACCTACTTTATCACCAAAGGCACTAATACAGACTTCATTATTAAAGTCTCCACCTGTGTCAATTAAGATAGATTGCTTCTTCCATTCTTTTCCTGCTTTAGATACTCCTGTTTCTAAGTCAAGTATCTTTACTAGTTTTCCTTTTACTTCCATTTTTATTGTGCCTGTTTTAGCAGGTCTTTATTAATTATTACTCTTTTTAAAATCTTCTGCTTCGTCTTCTCCTTTAACACCAATTTCATATAGTCCTAAAATTTCTAAAGTCGCTCTTGCATAAGCTCGTTTTTGAGCCATTTCTAATACATACCAACTATTAGTGTTTCCGTCTTTAAATGTATTCCCTTTTAATGCAGAACCCATTGTCCTGATTGTCTTATTATCTTTTGTTGCTATTGCTTTTACTGATGCAAAATTAGGTTCAGACTTTATAATATCATAATCAATATCTATGTCTTCCTGAGCTTGGATTTTTGCAATAGCACTTCTAGTTAGGATAACATAGTGTTGATGTTTAAAAACATCTTCTTTTTCTAGTCCGTACTTAAAGTACATTTCTTTAATTTTTTCTGTTTTCATATATTTCTACCTATTTTAGTTGGCTAGGATTTTTGCCTGTTAATAATTTCGTTAAAAATAATAAATTTAATTTAATTCATTCCACTTCCTCTGATAAACCTTTATAATATCTTTTTGTGTTATTTCAGGATAGTCCTTTAGAGCTTCTGTAACAGTGTCTAAATCATTAGTATAATAAACTTCGTAATTTTCTAATTCTCTTTGTATTACACCTTCTATTCCATTATCTTTTAAATCTTCTTTAATTGCTTTTTTGTGTATTTTATGTAATGTTTCAATTACTTTATTTGCATTTTCTTTAGGTGTTATCATCCCTGAACCTAAACTTACATACTTAATTCCTTCTATATATTGCTCCTTAAATTGTTTATCTGAAAAAGCAAAGAATGTTCCTGTTTCATTAAAAAGTGCAGTTTGCTTTGCTTCCATATAATCGCTTAAATATTTCATTTCTTTTGTATGTATTTAATTGTTTGTTCTTTAATGTATTCTAGTTGTTTTTTGTCTATCCATTCTAAGAAGTTAAAAGCATCAAAGCATAATGTAAAGTCTTCTCCCATTTCATCTTTACCTCTTAGGTATAGTTCGTTATCTACACATTGAAATGTATTTATTTCGTGTAGTCTTTTGTGTATTTCGCTCATATTAAGTTAATTATTATTGGTGAATTATTATTTGATTTATAATGTATTAAATATTCAGGCTTTAGTTCTCTATCCCAACTATCCTGAAGTTGCCATCCGTGTTTCTCTATCATCTCACAAAACTTGTTATAGATTTGTAATTCTGTTCCTACAACTATTACTGATCGTCTGTTGTAAGATAAGTCATTATTAAAATGACCTGAAGCCCTATCATATGAATGAAAGCTTAACTGCTCGTACATAGGCTTTAAATACCATTCATCAGCTCTTACTTTAGTATTGTCTAAATCTCTTTCTAAAAGATTTGAGAACTTAGATTTGTTGTAATCTACATAAGTAGAATATTCTAAATATTCTGCGTCTAGTATTGTCATCTTAGTAGTTTTGAATGTAAAGTAAAGTAGCCAACATTGAAGCGCCTATTAAACAGAAGTAAACAACTACATCTAATATCTTATTTATTCTTCTTGTTTTCGCTTTAGTTAAATTTATCTCATTATAATTTTGCAATTTGTTTTTAATAAAAAAGTTTGTCTTTTCTTTTTCATTTAAGAAGTAAGTAGCTCCTGTATTCCTGTTTACGATTTTGTAGTTCATTTCTTGATTATTTAATTAGTTTAATTTTGATAGAACAAAAATACAAGAAATAACCCAATTAACATACTTTTTAACAAAGTTATTATTAAAGTTATTAACAATTAAAGTGTTAAGAGTGTTTTTACTAGATAAGCAACTTAAACTGCTGTCTAGTAATTACCATTAAAAAGATGTGAAAGTGCCTTAGAGTGTAAACGGGTGTGTCTATAAAGGCATTAAAAGGTTGATAGGTGTTTGACCATTGTTTAGTACGACTGCACAGCCAACAGCAGGTCTTTTACCATACTTAGCATATGCCATAGCATAAGATTTGTGATTGATACCACAACCGACTTGAGTTCCATATACTCTGAACTTCTTACCTACATAGTGTTCTGTATAACATTGGGTGTGTAAATGTCCTTGAACAGTATTCATCATATCAGCACGGCATTTGGTTCTAGCCGTACCACCTTCTCCGTGAATATACTGAACTCCATCTGTTTCGTATCGTTCTACAAAGTTCCAATCAGGAGTTTCTAAGACTTCTTTAAAAGACTTAATCCATTTAGAAGGTATTGAGGAAGTCTGAGCTTTTCGCATTATTATTCTGTCGTGATTTCCAATGATTACAGTAGCCATAGGAAAAGCATCACGCCATCTTCCTATTTTCTTAATAGCCAATTCAAGCTCATCTAAGCCACCCATTCCATCAGCACTAGCTTCGTGGTAGCTTGAGTAGTGATTATCTATTACATCACCTATAAATACAACCTCTGTGCAATTGTAGGTATAGTATTGTTCTATGCAGAAGTCTAAGTAACCATCTAAACAGAATGGTTCGTGCAAGTCGCCAATAACTAGAACATTTCTAGTCTCGGCTTCTCGCATTTTTTCTAGTGCCACTATTTCGTGTGGCTTTAATCTGTATCTGTTACTTTTTAGCAACATCCGCTATTCCCTGACCTACAATAAGAACCAAGATTGCGTGATATAATTCTGTTGCAGTAGCTTCATCTACCCCTAAGTAAGTAACTAAAGCAGGAACTACTACTGAACCGATTGCGTACCAAAATTTCTTACTCTTTAACATTTGACCGATAAGGTACTTTTCTAAAAACTTTTTCATAATTATTTATTTTTGATTATTAAATTAATATTTTCACCGCCTAAATTAAGTATTTCTTTGATTACTAAGTCCATAGCCAAACGAGAGTTATTAACAATGTCTTGTTCACGACCATTCCCCACTAGAATACAGCCGCTTGTATCTTTAGCTGTATTTCCCCTGTGAAATAATATCCAATCTCTATTTGGTACATCTTGAACTAATAAGTGTAAGTAATCTCTTGTTGCACTTTCTCTTGCTAGTCTAAGTCTTACTTTGTATTGCCCTTCAGGAATACAACTTATGTTTCTTTGATTATCTAACCAAGGATTTTCTAAGGTATCACAAAAACTTTCGCCATTGATAAACAGTTTACCAACAGTGCTTTCTTTCGTAAAAGTATCTCTAATGATTAAAAGATTAACGCCCTTGACCTCTGTAGGCTTGTTTGTAAGCGTTCTGTCCTTTACTTGCGTTTTTGGAGTGTACTCCCTTTCGTTTCTTTTTAACGCTCTTAAAACCGCTTGAAATAACTTTACGAGCCATCTATTTAGATTTTTCAAATTGAATGAATTTATATATAGTAAAACTAATTGCTAGTGTAAGTGAAACTAGCGTTAGTATTTCGTTACAGTCTGTTATGCTGAAAGCTATTGCTGAACTATTAGCTAACCCTACTTGTAGAGTGTCTTTTACTTCTGTCATTTTGTTTAGTTTTTTTATCTAAGTAGGACTTTAACTTAGTAATATTCTTAGTTTTCGGTTTATAGTGTTTCTTCATTAATCAGAAGCATTTAAAAAGTTTCTCAATGTAAGTTTAGTTCCCTGTCTCATTGGTCTTTCAAGGTTCATTCCGTTATAGTAAGCATTTTGGTCAGGACTTATGTCTGCTCCTGAGTTAGTGTTGTATTCAGGAAAGCTAGATATATTGTTAGTGATATATTTAATCATTCTTTCCGTAAAATATTCAGCATTGTTTCTCACCTCTTCTCTAAGGTGTTGAGCTTCTTCTGTGCTTAAAGCATTTCCTGTTTCAGAAGTCTTAGAATAGATATTACCATTTTCCGTTTTAAAGCGTAAATAAGGTATACACATATGAAACGCCCAAGAAGGTAAACAATCCCCAATATATTCATCTACTAAAGTCTTGTAAGCTTCATTTCCTACATTACCTATAGTACCTGCTGTAATTAAACTTTCTAATTTTTCGTAAAGTGTAGTTCCAAGTTTTGTTTCTATATAAATACGCTGTGCCTGTAACACATAAGGTAGCAATATTTCAGGATCTACATTTAAGTTGATTGCTGTGCTGTCTTTCAGCTTTGCTTCTGATATAAATAATACGTATGCCATAATTATCTTGGTTCTAAAAATCCGTTATTCTTCATTCTCTTAGGTGCTTTTGCAACTAGCCCACTATTTCTTCTTAAAGTAAATCCTTCACTAATAGCTTTTACATCTGATATAATTTGACTGCTTTTAATATTAGACTTAGCATTTCTTAATGATGTCTTGTACACAATTCTTTTGAAATAGTGATGACAGTTACCACCGCCTTTAAAAAGCCAGATTGAGTAAGTTGCACTTCTTCCTTTAGGTCCCCAACCTTTATTTACAGGCTTATTTGTTAAAGCTAATAAATCTTCCTTCCTGTAAACTTTTGAAGCCGACATCATTAATCTGCAAAAATCTCTTGTTTCACCTTCTTGACTTAGAGCATTGTCTTTAGTGTACATATACCTAACTTTATAGTAGTCGTTATAGTCTTTATTTACTCCATCTTGAGCACTTCTTGCGTTAGGTCTAGCAGTTCCTGTAGATGCTAGTTCTGTTTTACCATTAGCAATATTATTAAGTTCTGCTTCAAAGTCAAAATCTTCGTGTTCATCATTTGCATTTTCTTCATCTACTATTTCCCAATCTTCAGGAATATCTTCACCAAAGTCTGCAATAAAACTTTCTAATTCAGTAAAGTCATTATCTGAATTTTTACATTCACATTTTTCTACTTCAGAAAGCTTCACATCTTGTTCTACTGTATCTTCATCTCCTAGAGGTTCAAGTCCTAAGTCAGCTCTTATTTCGTCAATCGTCATAACTTCTCTAATAGTTTTACTATCAAATTGAACTGTAATAGGTTTTAATTGCACAAACTCAACAGGCAAGTCCATATTGTTTACTGAGAATATAGTTTGTAAAGTGTTTAAGATGTTTAATTGGAAACCTCTTACTACTGTATTTTGGTAGAAATTAGCAGCGTTTATAAGTTCATCAGCATTACTAGAAAAACCATTGTTTGTATCAATACCCATTAAAGTTTTAGATGTAATTCTGTGAGCTGCACAAATATTAGAAACTAAAAGCTCTTGTAAAGCTAAGTATTGTTTGTCAGCATCAGAAACACTTATAGGAGTTATTTCAGGAGTTCTAGTCTTATCGTCTGAGAATGTTAAAATAAACTTCCCTGAGTTAGAAGCTCCTGTGAACTTCTCTACTAAACTTTGTTCTATCTGTCTTCTCTCCTCTTGCGTAGGGATACCATTAGCAAAAGAAACAAAATAGCTCCCACTAAATCCATTTTCTATATTGTTTAAATGAAACTCTGCAACTTTTTGGTCTACTAAAGCCCAATTGCAACCTGCTATATAATCAGGAGTATGGTAGATATCCATATTAGGACTGTAAGCACCTGAGTAAAGTAATTGACTCCCTGAAGTTCTATCATTAACATTGAAAGCAGCAATAGGATAAGGTTTATTTGTTCTAGTGTTTCCCCAATCAGCACTTATAAAGAAAGTATCAACCTTACCCATTTCATTAGGTCTTCCTGCTCTTACACGTTCTACAGGGATGTGATACACCTCAGCTATTTCTGTTCTATCTCTGTTCCATACAATATGTAAAGCATATGCTCCTTGAAGTTTAAAATCAAAAGCAACCTTTTTAATTACTTGGTGTAAACTTTCATTTGAATTTGCGTGTCTAAGAAACTTCTTTAATTTTACATAAGCTTCTAAATTAATAGCGTCTTCTTCTTCACAAACTAAGTCTTCACCTGCTATCATTTCTGCAGTCTGATTAACGATTGCAGCGTGTGTAGAACTGTTGTAGTAAAGGTCAATTAAGAACTGAGGATATAAGTTTCTCCAATCTTCAGTTCCGTACTCTATGTAATCACGACCTCTTACTTCTTGTACTATTGGTGCAGTTGAAGTTTCTAAGTTAATGCTTAATATTGTATCTTTCATATTTTATAAGTTTGATAAATAAGTATTTACATTAGCTGTTAATGCTGTACTTTCTGTATCATATATTTGTACTTCGCTAATTGTTCCATCATAAGGATTAGCATCTGGTGATCTTACTCCTATTGCATCAATATTTACTGTTCCTGCTAAAGTTTCTGTATCAGTTTGAGCTACTCCATTTACATAAAGTGTTACTAAGTCAGATGAGTTTCTTGTAATAACTAAATAATTGTCTGCTATTAAATCTCCATCATTAACAGTAATATCAACATAAGAACCATCAGTTTTGAACCTTAGTGATGTGCTATTAGTTATTTTAAAAAATTCGTTTGTTGTAGTGTTATCACCTAAGACAATTACCATACTTGCTGAGGGAAATAGCCTTACACCTACAGTAAACACACCTGACAAAAGTATGTCAGAAGCAGCCTGTAAACTCTGTGAAGCAGAAGCGTCAAAATCAATAGCTCCAGAATTATATGCAGGTTGTTCACTTGCTGTAGCTTGAAGCATATTAAAACTATTTGTAGAACTATCAGCCCAAGCAGAAACATCTGAACCATTTAATGTAATTCCTGTTTGGAATTTGTACCACGCTTCTAGACCTGTTTCATCAGATGGCTGCCAACCCCCTAAAGTATTAGTGCTTACTAAACTTAATGCTTGTTTGAGTGCTAACATTATATAACTTGCTCATAGTAACAAATAGCTAAACCACTTGTCAAAGTGATAGCAGTACATTGAAGGAATAAAGTCGTTCCTGCAGGTATAGTCGTGTGAAGACTAGCTGCTGCTGAACCTGTGCCTGTTTGAATATTAGAAGCTGCTATTGAAGCTATTACACTTTCAGTAACAAAGTGAATTGCATAATAGTCTTTACCTGTCATTGCTGTTGTAGTTATAACATCACATCTATTTTTACCTAGTTGCTCAGTTAATAATTGTTGTACATTTTCTATTGCCATTTTATTTTATTTTATTGTCCGTAATATATGTAATTTGTTTCTGTCGGTGCTACTCTTTGTGTATATTGAACTTGTTCTGTTCCATCTTTTTCTGCTAGATACATCTTCCCTTTAGTAACTAACCCCTGTACTATTCCTTTGTTATCAGAAGCAGGACTTAAAACATCATCTTCTGTTGCAGGAGCATTTCCTGAACTAATTGTTACTGTTCCTAGCCAACTAACTTCATAAACTTCATATTTCCAATATCCTGCAGGAAATAGTTTTGTTGCTCCCGTATAAATATTAGGAACAGCATTATAGGTATATCGTATTTGAGTGTATCTATCTTTTATCATTTCAGATTGTGGGTAAGCATAATGAACAGACTTATCTAGGTCATTAGTAAACTTTACTAAGTGTCTTATTTGAGTAGAAGCCACAGAAGTATTTATACGATTATCCTCAGTTTGTACAAAGATATTAAAACCTGTTTCTGTTATTGCTTGTATCATAGTTAGTTTGTCTGTTATATAATAGAAATAAGCTGAATTTATTTGTATTGAGTTAGTAATAAAAAGAAAAAGGTGAGCCTAAGCCCACCCTAATCAAGAAATATATAAGAAAACTACTAAGATGTAGTGATTGATACATTCGTAAATGCTGAATTATCAAAAGGATTTGTAGTGTAATCTGCTACCATTGGGAATGGTTCTGCTTCCATTCCGTCAAATGTAAGAGTATATCCGTTTTTGTCTCCCCAAGCAGCGCCTGTGTCCATAGTACCTGCATTTAATTCCATTCCATTTACTCTACCTAAACAGATGATAACGTCGTGTCCGTTAGCTAATTGTTGATTTAATTGAGCAAAGATAACTGTTTTAGTTGCTCCTAGCAATTTAATCTGATTTTGGTCTTCTTTCGTTAGTCTGTTGAATAATACCTGAGCTGTTGGTGTATAGTAGATAGTTCCATTTTCTCTACTTCCAACAATTGTGTCAGTAACAGAAGCAACCCCCATAGGCATAGCATATCTGTAAAGTCCTGTTCCTGCTCCCATTTCAATATCAGTAACTTCTCCTGAAGCTTCAACTATTCCTACTGTTTCTATTGGTGCTGTAAATTGGTCGTAAACTCCGAAATAAATAAATTTTACTCCTCCACTGATCCTATTACAGTCGAGTCCCCTACCTTTTGTTAGTGCTGTACAAGCCATTTTATTTTATTTTTTAGGTTAAGGGAGTGAGTGCCTAAGCACCCACTTCCGTATTATTTATTTTATTATGATTGGTGAACGATATCAGCTCCAACTCCTAACTGAACACCCCCTGAGTAACGAGCAACTAATCTCATATTATCACTCCCGTCAAGAGCAGCCATATCCATCAAAGAAATTCTTGTCGTATCGCTTAATAGGTCAGTTCCAAAAAATAAGTTAGACTTCTCTGCTGCTACTAATTGGTCGTTAGCCATTCCATTACAAACAGCGATTTTGTACCCTTCAAATACAGGTGCATAGTCTCCATTCATATTGTAAGCATTAACATATCCTAAAGTAGATACTGCTGATACATATAAAGCGTAAGTCTTAGGACTCATATAGATATGTAAGTCATCTTTTCTTAATACAGCAGAAATCTTAGTTGCCATATCAGAAGTTAAAGTTTGTAAGTTAGCAATAATGTTAGCTGCTGTATAAGCACCTGAAGCAGATGAAGTTTGAACTGTTCCATCTACTGCAAAGATACCTGTAGTTCCTGTTAAGAAACCTTCAAATTCTCCTGCTGTTGCTCCTGTTCCTGACCATACTGAAGCTTCAACTCCATTAGCGATAATTTCTCCCATATAAGAGATTACATAGTCATCAAAGCTTACAGGTGGTGGTGCTCCTGCTCCTGCTCTCATTTGTAATGCTTCCCAAGAGTCTAAAAGTGTAGACTTGCATAAGTCAAGGTTGATTTGTAAGTTCTTAGGCGTAAGTACATTTTCAGTAAGTGCTAAAGTACCTGCATCAGTAAAATCGCACGAAGCATCTTTTACCAATCCTGATCCCGCCATTTTCTGGATATTGCTCTTATACTTGATATTTTCGATCATAGTTAAGAATTCTAGTGAATTTGCTTGGTTTAAAGCTGCTGATACATAAAATCCTGCTGCCTTACCTGCAAAGTTGCTTGTCGTTGTGAAAGCCATAGTGTTTGTTTTTTTTAGTTTATATTATTTTATTTATTTAAATCTTGTAAGAATTTTTCTCTTTTAGATAACTTAGCATATTCTTTTCTTGATATTGGTTTTCTGTCTGAACTGAACTTGTTAGTATCTAATGGTGCTGAAGCAGGTTGTGCTGCTAACTCAGTCTTTAGTTTTTCGTTTTCTTCTTTTAATTTAGTCAATTCATCTTCTGCTGAAAATTCAACTACTTCTGTAGTTTTAATAGACTTAGGGTTTGTAGAAGGCTCAACTGTTTCTTCAGCTAATTCTTCAACTTCATCATCACCACCAACCTTAGCTTCTTTAAGTTTAGCTACAGCGATTTCTAAGTTTTCAATTCTTTTCTCCATTCCTGCCCAATCAGCTACATCAGCTTCTTCTTCATAGTCTTCTTTTTCATCTTCTTCAGCTAATACTGTTTCTTCTGATAAATCTTCTTCTTCAACTGTATCTACTTCTTCAGTTTCTGACTCGATAACTTCAGCAACAATACCTTCTTCCTCAATTCTGAAAGATACTCCTGTGTCAGTCTTGTAAGTTCCAACAGGTAATAAAATTGTAGTTCCGTCTTCAGTCAATACTGAAATATCCACTCCTGCTTCTAATTCTTCAGCAGTTGAAACAAAGATTGTTCCATCTTCTGATTTTGCTTGCCACTCTAACTTAATTGTTTCTTCTTTGTTAAGACCTAGAGCTACTAAGATTTGTTCTTTAATGTCCATAATT